AGCTGAACAGGAGGGACAGCTGATAGAAACAGAAGCCACTGGAGCACCTCAAAAACACCATCATACACTAAATCAGTAAGTTGGCAGCATCACCGGATGATGGACAGCTACGCATCCGGAAAATACAGCTGGAAGAGAGTGAAGATAACGCCAGTGTCAGCGAACAAACTCGACAGCAACTGATGACTCTGGCCAACGCCCCGTTCAATGAGGCCCTTACCATCCCCCTGACTGACAACGCGCAGCTGGATCTCAGCTTGCGCCAACTGCTGCTGCAGCTGGTGGTCAAGCGCGAAGCGCTGGGCACCGTACTACGCTCACGTAGCGAAGACATCGGGCAGTCCAGTGTTAACACCCTCAGCAGTAATCTGAGCTATAACTTCGGCGTCTATAACAACCAGTTGCGTAACGGCGGGAGCAACACATCCAGCTATCTGTCGCTGAATAACGTTACTGCACTGCGCGAACATCATGTGGTGCTCGACGGCTCGCTGTACGGGATCGGTAGCGGTCAACAGGACAGTGAATTATATAAAGCGATGTATGAACGCGATTTTGCCGGTCACCGATTTGCCGGTGGAATGCTCGACACCTGGAACTTGCAGTCCTTAGGGCCGATGACCGCCATTTCAGCAGGGAAGATTTACGGCCTTTCCTGGGGAAACCAGGCCAGCTCCACCATCTTCGACAGCAGCCAGTCAGCCACGCCAGTGATCGCCTTTTTACCGGCGGCGGGCGAAGTACATCTCACCCGTGATGGGCGGTTACTAAGCGTTCAGAACTTCACCATGGGCAATCATGAAGTGGATACCCGGGGTCTACCGTACGGTATTTACGATGTGGAAGTTGAGGTCATCGTTAACGGTCGCGTGATTAGCAAACGCACTCAACGGGTCAATAAGCTGTTTAGCCGGGGGCGCGGCGTCGGTGCACCACTGGCGTGGCAGATATGGGGCGGTAGCTTTCATATGGATCGCTGGTCGGAAAACGGGAAAAAGACGCGACCAGCTAAAGATAGTTGGCTGGCAGGTGCCTCGACCTCCGGCTCACTGAGTACGCTTAGCTGGGCGGCAACGGGATATGGATACGATAATCAGGCGGTGGGTGAAACCCGTCTGACGCTGCCGCTTGGGGGAGCGATCAACGTTAACCTGCAAAATATGCTGGCCAGTGACAGCTCATGGAGCAACATCGCCAGCATCAGCGCCACTCTACCGGGAGGCTTTAGTTCGCTGTGGGTTAACCAGGAAAAAACCCGCATTGGCAATCAATTGCGACGTAGCGATGCCGACAACCGTGCAATCGGCGGCACACTCAACCTGAACTCACTGTGGTCGAAGCTGGGCACATTCAGCATCAGCTACAATGATGACCGCCGTTACAACAGCCATTATTACACGGCAGATTACTATCAAAGTGTCTACAGCGGTACCTTTGGTACGCTTGGCCTGCGGGCCGGTATTCAGCGCTATAACAACGGCGACAGCAGCGCCAATACAGGAAAATATATCGCTCTCGATCTCTCGCTACCACTGGGCAACTGGTTTAGCGCAGGGATGACCCATCAAAACGGCTACACCATGGCAAACCTGTCAGCACGCAAACAGTTTGATGAAGGGACCATTCGCACTGTTGGTGCCAATCTGTCACGAGCCATCTCCGGCGATACCGGTGATGACAAAACTCTCAGTGGTGGGGCGTATGCACAGTTCGACGCTCGTTACGCCAGCGGAACGCTGAACGTCAATAGCGCGGCGGACGGCTACATCAATACTAATTTGACCGCCAACGGCAGCGTCGGCTGGCAGGGTAAAAACATCGCTGCCAGCGGGCGGACCGATGGCAACGCTGGGGTGATATTCGACACTGGCCTGGAGAACGATGGTCAGATCAGCGCCAAAATCAACGGGCGGATTTTCCCGCTTAACGGCAAGCGTAACTATCTCCCGCTCTCTCCCTATGGAAGATATGAGGTGGAGTTACAGAACAGCAAAAACTCACTCGACAGTTACGATATCGTCAGCGGTCGCAAAAGTCATCTGACTCTCTATCCAGGCAATGTCGCTGTCATTGAGCCAGAGGTGAAGCAGATGGTTACCGTCTCCGGTCGTATCCGTGCGGAAGACGGCACACTGCTGGCTAACGCACGGATTAACAACCATATCGGCCGAACCCGAACCGATGAAAACGGCGAGTTTGTCATGGACGTGGATAAGAAATACCCCACTATCGATTTTCGCTACAGTGGCAATAAAACCTGCGAAGTGGCACTGGAACTCAACCAGGCGCGCGGTGCCGTCTGGGTCGGTGATGTGGTCTGCAGCGGCCTCTCATCGTGGGCGGCGGTGACGCAGACAGGAGAAGAGAATGAGAGTTAACTTACTGATAGCGATGATAATCTTTGCGCTAATCTGGCCTGCAACCGCGCTCAGAGCGGCAGTGAGCAAAACAACCTGGGCGGATGCTCCGGCACGCGAGTTTGTGTTTGTCGAAAACAACTCAGACGACAACTTTTTCGTCACGCCTGGCGGGGCGCTGGATCCGCGCCTGACCGGTGCCAACCGCTGGACCGGTTTAAAATACAATGGTTCAGGAACCATCTATCAGCAAAGCCTCGGCTACATTGATAACGGTTACAACACCGGCCTTTATACCAACTGGAAGTTTGATATGTGGCTGGAAAATTCACCAGTTTCATCTCCTTTAACTGGCTTGCGCTGCATCAACTGGTACGCTGGGTGTAATATGACCACCAGTCTTATCCTGCCGCAAACCACCGACGCCAGTGGATTTTATGGCGCGACGGTGACCAGCGGCGGCGCGAAGTGGATGCACGGCATGTTGTCAGACGCGTTTTACCAGTATCTGCAACAAATGCCCGTCGGCAGCAGCTTTACAATGACCATCAATGCCTGCCAGACCTCTGTGAACTATGATGCCAGCAGCGGCGCACGCTGTAAGGATCAGGCCTCCGGCAACTGGTATGTTCGCAACGTCACCCATACGAAAGCAGCAAATCTGCGGTTGATAAATACCCACTCGCTGGCGGAAGTATTTATCAACAGCGACGGAGTACCGACTCTGGGCGAAGGGAACGCCGACTGCCGGACGCAAACCATCGGCAGCCGTTCAGGATTAAGTTGTAAGATGGTTAACTATACCCTGCAAACAAACGGGCTCAGCAACACCTCAATCCATATCTTCCCGGCGATCGCCAACTCGTCGTTAGCCTCGGCCGTCGGGGCGTACGATATGCAGTTCAGTCTGAATGGCAGTTCATGGAAACCGGTGAGCAATACCGCCTATTACTACACCTTCAACGAGATGAAGAGCGCAGACTCGATCTATGTTTTCTTCTCGAGCAACTTCTTTAAGCAGATGGTGAACCTGGGGATCAGCGATATCAACACCAAAGATCTGTTCAACTTTCGCTTTCAGAACACCACATCACCGGAGTCTGGCTGGTATGAATTTTCTACCTCCAACACGCTGATTATCAAACCCCGTGATTTCAGCATCAGTATTATCTCCGATGAATATACTCAGACACCGTCGCGGGAGGGATATGTTGGCAGCGGCGAGTCGGCACTCGATTTCGGCTATATCGTAACCACCAGCGGTAAAACAGCTGCCGACGAAGTGCTGATCAAGGTGACCGGACCCGCGCAGGTGATTGGCGGGCGCTCCTATTGTGTCTTCAGCTCCGATGACGGTAAGGCGAAAGTACCGTTCCCGGCGACACTTTCCTTTATTACCCGCAACGGAGCTACAAAAACCTACGATGCCGGGTGCGATGATAGCTGGCGGGATATGACCGATGCGCTGTGGTTGACCACACCGTGGACTGATATCTCTGGCGAAGTGGGGCAGATGGATAAGACCACAGTCAAATTTTCGATTCCAATGTATAACGCCATTTCTCTGCGTACGGTAGATGATAACGGCTGGTTTGGCGAAGTCAGCGCTTCAGGAGAGATTCATGTTCAGGCGACGTGGCGTAACATTAACTAAGGCCCTGCTGACAGTGGTCTGTATGCTGGCGGCACCTTTGACACAGGCGATTTCGGTCGGTAATCTGACATTTTCGCTGCCGTCCGAGACTGACTTTGTCAGCAAACGTGTAGTGAATAACAACAAAAGCGCGCGGATATACCGTATTGCCATCAGTGCTATCGATAGCCCGGGCAGCAGTGAATTGCGCACTCGACCGGTGGATGGTGAACTGCTTTTCGCCCCCCGCCAGCTGGCGTTGCAGGCTGGTGAGAGCGAGTATTTTAAATTTTACTATCATGGTCCACAGGATAACCGCGAGCGCTACTACCGGGTCTCATTCGCGAGGTCCCCACTCGCAACCAGACAAGACGTAGCCCAACCGGCGGCGAGGTCAGCACAGAGCCGGTGGTGGTGATGGATACCATTCTGGTAGTACGACCACGTCAGGTTCAGTTTAAATGGTCCTTCGATCAGGTGACCGGAGCGGTAAGTAACACCGGCAACACGTGGTTTAAGCTACTGATTAAACCAGGATGTGATTCGACCGAAGAGGAAGGCGATGCCTGGTATCTACGTCCGGGAGACGTGGTTCATCAGCCTGAGTTACGTCAGCCGGGGAATCACTATCTGGTCTATAACGACAAATTCATTAAGATTAGCGATTCCTGTCCGGCTAAGCCCCCTTCGGCGGACTAAGACTTATCCATCAGACGAGGGAAGAATTCTACCTCAGAGACTCAAAAATCGTTTAAATGATGTGGAAGCGATCGTCAATGTCACCTGTAACGATGAGCTTTCTCATATGCACACCACAGTGTTCAGGAGACACGGAAAGGTACCAGGCGGCCTGCTAACGAGTGGTTTCTTCACGAATTAGGACGTAAAATCGGTAACGGCTGGAAATCATTCAATACTCACACTATCGAAAGTACACCAGCCAACCGCGATACGTCCCTGCATACGACGTACCGCAGTTCTCTTTACGATTTATAGCTGTACTGGTGAATTATGAGCAATCTGAATCCATGCATGACGTGTGGTGCCTGTTGTGCATTTTTCCGCGTCTCTTTTTACTGGGCCGAAGCCGACGATGCTGGCGGTACCATTCCCGCCAGGCTTACTGAACAAATATCCCCTTTTCACCGATGCATGAGCGGTACCAATCAGAAAAACCCCCGATGTATTGCCCTTGCAGGAACACCGGGCAAAAATGCCTGTTGCACGATATATAAAAATCGATCGTCCACGTGCAGAGAATTCGCCATGTCTGGTGAGAACGGAGTCGTCAATGAGGCTTGCAATCGTGCAAGAGCTAAATACGGGCTGACACCGTTATAAATATGCAATAATTAATTGCACTGCCCCGCCAGCTATAATCGCGGGGCCTCGTTTTTCAGGGATAACAAACCCCGAAACTTCTTCCATCTGCCAGCAACAATGCCTCTTCCTCTATAGTGTTCTCCGGATCTACAGCATCCTGAAGTAGCGCGATGTACTCACTGGCTATCTGCATCAGAAAGTTAAAAACAATGTTTTTAACCTATAAAAATGGCGCTGTATTTGCGCCATTTTTATCATTCAATGCATTATCTGTTTGAGCCTAAAGGGATCTCAGGGTCTGGCTCATGAGTAATTCTGTTTCGTAAATCTCTGCGAATAATTTCAATGGACCAGAACCAGACTAAATGTCCAAAAATTTCAGAAACATTCTCATACCACGGGAGATCAAACAGAGGTGGCGTCAGTCCCATGAGAGGGAATGAAATCATATGAACAAAAAGTTGGGCTAAAGCACCTGCCAGTAAGCCCTGCCAGAGTTTAATTTTTGGAAATACTTCAGCGACCACACAATAACCGACAGCAAACACTATCGAAAAGATAATGTGCGTAACACCAACCCAGTTAAAGACATGCCCGGCAAAGGTATAAACAGCCGCATTGGGATCTGTCAGCCCCAGCCAGTCTCGAAGAAAAATATACGGAGGATTGAGAAAATTACGGGAGCAATCAATTTGCCCAGCAGCCCTGATTAATGATTCCGGACCACACGCTGCATTAAACATATCCACCGGGCTACGTGGCGGCAATGGAACTTCAGCCCCCCACTTCACAAATGCGGAAACAACGCCAGCAATCAGCCCAATGAATGCAGCAAGACCATAACGTCTGCGGTTCGGTGGAGTTTGTTCAAATATATTCATATTTACCCTGTTTGTTTAATTATGTTGTACACCTCTTCAGGAGTATTCATAAAACAAGGCAAATGTAAAGAACTGTATTGTTTTGTATAACCACATGGTTACCTAATCGCCAATTAATATAAGCTCCATTATTTCTCCATATTTTTATGTTAGAAGTGACAAGGAGAAATGTAATGTTTCTCTCAGAGAATATAAATCATTCCTTTTGCACACCTTAATGGTGGGCTTTTTTATGCAAAACCTGAACGTCCTGTGGTATTCCTCTGGCATAATGATTTTCGCGATTAACCAACAACCAGACCAGCAAAGACGCCACCACAAGCACAGCAACATCCATCAGGCTTGCCACACCCCATATGTGCGGCTCAAAGCCGCCATGGCATATTAATCCGCTTGCCATTTTCGAACAGCTGATTGGTTTAGTCCGGTGTTTCCCTGCTTGCACTTAAAAATGAGCGGATGGGAAACTCTCGAAATGGTTCGTCGATATGCTCACCTTTCAGTCAGGCATTTCACCGCGCACGCGAGCAAAATCAAAGGCACAAGAGGAGAACGTAGTTTACTTAAATGTGAGATAACTTATTGATTTAAATGGTGCCGATAAGAGGAGTAAAACACTCGATTAATCTCGTGTTAATGCCATCACCTACGACCATTACTAATTGATTGAATCTTATAGAAAAAATTATCATTTTCTATGCGTTACAATCAATTTTCACATTACAAACGCTCCGACACTTTAGCCGGGGAGTTTATGAGATACAAGCCCAATCAATACATAATCTGTGATTCTTACGGTAACTACTATTTGAGGATCACGTTGCCTGTGTATATGCAGCCCTTTTTTGAAGGAAAAAGGACGTTTGTCAGAAGTCTGCACACAAGTAGTCTTCGTGTTGCACGTAGAAAGCGTGATCAGATTGCAGATGAATACCATTGTCTACGGGAGAGTGTCGCCCCTGTAAACAGCACAATAGAGAACACGCTGGAACTGTTACGCAGTAAGGCTAAATACGCCAAAACAGCTACCAGAATGCAAGATACAGCGTCTTCGTGTCCGTCATTGCTTAAAATTCTTGAAATCTACCTGACAATTAACAGCACGAAGAAGAAGCCAGCCACTTTAGCTAAGGCAAGAAAAGCGGTAGAGATGTTTCTCTCCTACCGTAAAAAGCCTGATATTGCATTGCAAGATGTAAGCCGCACCACTGTTACAGGCTGGATAGAACACATGCAAAAAACCCTTTCACAACAATCAATTGCAAATTATATCAGCCCAATGGCCCAGCTATGGGAGTTAGCTTCATCACGTTACCACGATGCGCCAGAAAGGGCGCTCTCCCCCTGGCGAGGGCATAGGCTTGATGTGGCACAAAGTAGAGAGAGCTACGAGGCATTTTCTAACAAAGAGCTATTGCAGGTGTTGCAAGTATTTTCCGGTGATTCAGCAGAAAACAAAGAAATGATGGCTTTGTGTCTTATCGGTGCTTATACAGGTATGCGGATCAATGAGATAGCAAGTCTCACAATAGACGATGTGAAAGAGATCGAAGGTGTGCTGTGTTTTGAAATCACACAGGGAAAAACGAAAGCTGCGGCACGTCTTGTGCCTGTGCATAGCCTTATCACTCCGTTGGTGTTGTCGCTGCGTGAAAAGCCTCATAATGGCTTTTTGTTCTATCACGCCAGCATTACAGAGCGTGCTGATGGTAAACGTTCCACGTGGCACACGCAGAGATTTACAAGAGCTAAACGAAAGGCTTTAGGGGAAAAGGGAACAGAAAGGAAGGTGTTTCATTCTCTGAGACACGGAGTAGCACAGCTTCTTGATCGAAATCAAATTCCAGAAGACAGGATCGCCCTTCTCCTGGGCCATACACGCGGCAATACAGAGACATTCCGCACATATAGCAAGAATGCAGCTTCTCCAGTAGAGCTTAAAAACTATATTGAGCTTCTACGCTACCCTGAAATAGAGAAAGGCTTATCAATCAATAAAAAATCAAATTTAATGCGCAAAACAACGCCATAGACGCAATAAAGAGGCTTCAACATAGATTGGTAGCCTCTTTTATAATTACATCGTTACAGAGCGTTTTAGAGGCATTTACGGCTATTCCTGTTTAAAGGCAGGAGTAATAGTGTCTTCACCTTCACTACTTGATTTTTCAGTGTTAACACGTTTTTTCATATTCGCCCCGATGTTCTTAGATGGCTGTGTTTTGATAGCTACAGTGTTTACAGTACCATAAGAAACTAATCTTATTTGTTCAAAGCTAAGATCAAATACCAGGGATTCGCTTGCCTCTTCTGTGTATTCGATGCCTGTTAAAACAACGTTCTCAAAAGTTTTATTTTCTGTAACAAGAAGAAAAGGCTGTCTACTGTCCATAATCTGATTCAAGTAGTCTATAGCTAATGATCTTCTGTTCCCGTTCACCCCTGCACTCTTTAACAAGCCAGGATCGCTTTTAATCGGTGTTTCAGTGATACGCCCTTTAAGAGAGAACTTATTGTTTTTAATTTGAACGTGATCAGACACAGTAGCACCATTTTCTACGGGGTAGCTTGTGACATCTGCCGAACGTCTCACGTTCACATCGTCAACACTATCAAAGGCCAGTGCCATATAATTTTCATAAACGTCATTACCAGAAGATGCCAAGCCACTGGTAACAATAGCAAATCCGTTCTCTCCTTTTGTTTTATTAGCTTTGCTATTTTCGTTTTTTGTAGAATTTATATCTTGTTCTGCTTTGTAAACAGCCTGAACGTGTTGTTCTGGAGTATTTGCTGCACGTATGGTTAAAATCCCGGCGGTCGCCATAATAATAATTTTCCTTGTAATGTTATGGCGGGAATTACCCGCCGTTGGATTGTCCTGATAAGCTGGTTAATGTTAATGATTTCAAGAAGCTATCCCGACTTGCTCTCGCTGTAAAATCCACATAATCGCTCAATCGTCCGGTGTCTGATTCGATAGTTAGCGGCACTTCTGTTACCACTTCAAATGTAGGATTCAGATTAAACACAGGAGATAAATTATAAGCTGGAGTTGTCATTGCAAGATTATTTAAAGCACCCTGTTTGAGATTGGTTATCGGTGCTTCATTGACTGACATTTTTACATCTGACACAGAAGAATTATCATCGAAAAGCAATCCCTTAATTGTGTTAAAGAGAGAATGACTATTATCAGGTGTAGTTGTTGCAGTGCCAGCGCCTTTATATTGATTAGGAACGAGATTAGAAAGATTCTGTTTCATCCCTTCATTGCTTAATGGCGGTGCATCACCCATATTTTTCTGAATAGCATCTGTCTTATCATCATTACGATTAAACCAGTTTACAATCTTCATAATAGCTTCAAAGAGACTTCCTGTAGCTTCTCCCAGCTTCGTAAAATACGGAGTGAGATTAGAAAGGTTTTTCATAAACTCTTCCGTTACTTTTGGATCGAGAGATTTCATAAAGCCGTCTACGAATGCTACTTGTCTTGCATCAGAAAGCTGTGAAAGCTGTCTGTTTAGTTCTCTGAATTTAACAATAGAGTCTTGCTGTGTTTCTGTTAGCCATTTTCCAGAGGCTTTTTGCTGATTAATACTTTCTTGTACATCTTTAACGGAACGTTGCCAATATTTTGACGTAAGCATCAAATCATCGCCCAGGTCTTCTAAACGTTGTCCAATTTGGGAGTCTGAAAACCCTTTTTTCATCATTCCATTAACAGCCTTAGAAATTAATCCAGCCGGATTATCAGCAAATTTTTTAAGGTCGCTTTTGTTAATAACACCGATGTTTATAGACTGGCCCCCTGAATCTCCAGACAACCAGTATCACTTATTTAAGTGATAGTCTTAATACTAGTTTTTAGACTAGTCATTGGAGAGCAGATGATTGATGTCTTAGGACCGGAGAAACGCAGACGGCGTACCACACAGGAAAAGATCGCAATTGTTCAGCAGAGCTTTGAACCGGGGATGACGGTCTCCCTCGTTGCCCGGCAACATGGTGTAGCAGCCAGCCAGTTATTTCTCTGGCGTAAGCAATACCAGGAAGGAAGTCTTACTGCTGTCGCCGCCGGAGAACAGGTTGTTCCTGCCTCTGAACTTGCTGCCGCCATGAAGCAGATTAAAGAACTCCAGCGCCTGCTCGGCAAGAAAACGATGGAAAATGAACTCCTCAAAGAAGCCGTTGAATATGGACGGGCAAAAAAGTGGATAGCGCACGCGCCCTTATTGCCCGGGGATGGGGAGTAAGCTTAGTCAGCCGTTGTCTCCGGGTGTCGCGTGCGCAGTTGCACGTCATTCTCAGACGAACCGATGACTGGATGGATGGCCGCCGCAGTCGTCACACTGATGATACGGATGTGCTTCTCCGTATACACCATGTTATCGGAGAGCTGCCCACGTATGGTTATCGTCGGGTATGGGCGCTGCTTCGCAGACAGGCAGAACTTGATGGTATGCCTGCGATCAATGCCAAACGTGTTTACCGGATCATGCGCCAGAATGCGCTGTTGCTTGAGCGAAAACCTGCTGTACCGCCATCGAAACGGGCACATACAGGCAGAGTGGCCGTGAAAGAAAGCAATCAGCGATGGTGCTCTGACGGGTTCGAGTTCTGCTGTGATAACGGAGAGAGACTGCGTGTCACGTTCGCGCTGGACTGCAGTGATCGTGAGGCACTGCACTGGGCGGTCACTACCGGCGGCTTCAACAGTGAAACAGTACAGGACGTCATGCTGGGAGCGGTGGAACGCCGCTTCGGCAACGATCTTCCGTCGTCTCCAGTGGAGTGGCTGACGGATAATGGTTCATGCTACCGGGCTAATGAAACACGCCAGTTCGCCCGGATGTTGGGACTTGAACCGAAGAACACGGCGGTGCGGAGTCCGGAGAGTAACGGAATAGCAGAGAGCTTCGTGAAAACGATAAAGCGTGACTACATCAGTATCATGCCCAAACCAGACGGGTTAACGGCAGCAAAGAACCTTGCAGAGGCGTTCGAGCATTATAACGAATGGCATCCGCATAGTGCGCTGGGTTATCGCTCGCCACGGGAATATCTGCGGCAGCGGGCTTGTAATGGGTTAAGTGATAACAGATGTCTGGAAATATAGGGGCAAATCCAGTTTAGAAGTTCATTAATAGCATTATCACCGCCTTTCCATTCAGATTTTCCGGTTTTCTTGTCTTTCACCAATTCAGCTTCACTGTAGGATTTTGCGGCACGTTCCCTAACATCTTTCATCTGATCCAGGTATTTCCTAGCCCCTTGATCACCCATCATAGAGTCAACGCCGTTTCTATACGCCCATTCTGTAATATTATACATCTGGTTAACGTCTACACCGCCAAGCCTTGCACGTTGGATTAGCTCCCCTTGGGTCTCTGCGTTAGCGAAACTGCTACTAACAAACTCCGACGCTTTACTAACAGCCATCACGCCAGCAGCAGCCGTAGCGCCTCCAAATAACAGAGCGCCCATAGTGGCGGAATTCCCTGATCCTCCCTTAACGGGGGCTAATTGTGCTTTTCTGTTGCCATTAATCTTACGTTGTTGCTGTTGTAAGCGTTTCATCTGGCTATTCATACGTGCCAGACTAATAGCGCCTCTTTCATATTGGAGGGCAATTTCTCTAGCCTGTGCAATAGCTTTGTATTGTTCAGCTACAGAGAGACGGTGCATTGCACTGATAGAGCTTGACACATCGAGGAGTTTTAATTCTGCTTTCTCTTTACGTGCTGCTATTTGTTGCTGTTGCCTTGCCTGTGCTCTTGCTGCGGCAGCTTGTACTCTTTGATTCTGTTTTTCGGCTTTAGCTTTCTGTTGAGCAATCTTGTCTACTTCACTTTGTGCTTTCTTATAGCCTTTAGTGACATTATCAAACCTTAACTTAGCTGGCTTGATATTCTCTGCAAATTCCTTTAAGCCTGTAATAGAGTCTTTCGCTTTTTTCAAGCTGTCTTTATCTACACTAAATGTTACTGTGTTCTTAATTTTAGAAGTGTTAATTTCTAACATTTAAAATCCCCTTATTAATCATTTTTACCACCTTCTTTGCTTAAGAAATGGTGTAGAGCCTGATCAATACTCTCGTTTAATCTGAACATACGGGCTTTTACTCCTTCATAGGGAACATCTAAAAGAGAACAGAGATATTTCAGATTTAACAATCCTCTAGAATCATTAGCATCTAAATGTACGTGTACACCATTTTTTGATTTCAAAATCACTTCCATATTTTAATCACCTCTCAAAATTTAAAAATAAATAAAAAAAGGCGAAGCGTGTTATTCACGCCACGCCTCTATTACACGTTAAAATATTATTTAACAGTGATTTGAACGGAGAAGCCTACACCGTGGTTTACCACCATCTGGCTATTCTCTGTAACAACGTTAACAGCATCACCACGAGAAGATTCATAGCTATAGCTATACACCTCAGCAGGAGCGGCATTAATCAGTTCAAAGGTGCTGGAAGCAGCCCCGTAGATGTTGGTATAAATTCCGCTACCCTTAGAGAATTTAGGCACAGCTACAGCGTCTGCGGTCATATGTGCCAGGTGTAGCGGATCTACCAGTTTAACAACATCAATGTTAGTTCCTGGAATAGTGAACGCTGTCACCCCTGGCAGCAGGTCACGACGCTGATACACAACGTTCCCCTCTTCCAGTGGGCTTACATACTGGAATGCGTTTGCCATACCAGCAGAGAATCGAATTGCAGAGAAGGCTTCCGGCTTACAGAAAACAACAATTCGCTCTACAGCCGCCGCCTGACTCTGTGCTTTTTCGATAATGTCAGTAGCAATCTGATCAAATTCTTTAAAAATCTTCGTGGTGTCAGTGCTGGAAGCGTTCACAGTGGCTTTCATAGCTGATACGTTAAACAGCTTGCTCCACTCGATAAGAACATCATCAGTTTTAGGCGTGTAAGTTTTACCGCTAAACAGAGATGCAGCCAGCACGCTCTCTTTTGTACGCTGATACGCTACGTGGTGTTTAGCAACATAGTCAGCATAAATATCAGTGAGTGTTTCCTGAAAATCAGTGCCAGGCTTACGCTTGCCTTGAACATCAGAAGGACGGATCACATCTTCACGCAGGAAGTAAGGGATTTCGATCAGCCATTCTTTACCTTGTTCTCGCTTAGTAACATTGTGTTCAGAACTAAAACGGCTTGTCTCTTTGTTAAAGAGAGATTCGTTGCTTTCGACAAGCTGGGAAACAGCTACTTTATGAGAACTAACGCCCACCGGATCAGTGAAGTCGAGAGTAGAAAGTAGATAATTTCTAGTGCTATGCGCAGAGAACAGAGGAGCTAAATCAACGTAATCATTACCTAGAATCATTTATTATTATTCCTTTTATTAAGAAGTGAAAACAGAATGGAACCCTTCAAGCTGAAAGCCTTTTTTAATTAATGCTGTTTTTGCTGCTTCACTTACAGCATTCAGCGCATCAGCTTTGATGCATACAAGCCCAGCATTGCTACGTAGCACATCTACAGGCTTGTTTTCTCCAGCCGTTACAAATTCACTCATAACAACATAAATATCATCTCCTGATTCATATTTAGCGCCAGTGCTGGTGATCAAGTCGCCGCACTCAACATCAGCAGGAAGAGAAGCAAAAACCTTGCTTTCTACAGAGGCAAACGGATCAGTACAATAACTTACAATATCCGTGAAAGTCTTTCGAACTGGAAACAGAGTGTCTAAATCAATAATCATTTAGTAATCTCCTTAGCTTTTAATTTGATTAATTCATTAAGGGAAGGTGTAGACGGAGAAGAAGGAGAAAAATATTTTTCAACACATCTTTCTACTTCCTCGACAGAACACCCAGCGTATTTAGCTACCATTTCGGTAATTTGTGGATTAATTTTCAGCATTTCATCTTTATACTTGATGATTTGCTCTTTATCATTTAAGAGCAACATTTATATAAACCTTGTTACCTTGTTTAAAGTAAGAAATACAACTTTTAAGTTGTATAACGGGCAAAATAAAAGGCAGCATTTAAAGCCGCCTTTTATTAACTCATACCTATGTAATTACCCTATGTTATGCATACTCCAAGATGTATGCATAACAAAGAGGTATAATGGCACAGTATTTACTTAAGGAGGAGAAGAAGCGGGGAGCGGAGATTTTACTCCCCTTTAATGACAGGAAGAATTTTTAATATCGAACCAATAAAGGAAAAATAATCACCCCTATATAATTATATTAACATACAATAGATGGAATGTCAAGATATTTTACAACTTTTTTGTTGCTTTTTTTATTCTTCTGTGATAGTAGCGCCTAAGCGTTGCGCTAGTTCAACAAGTCCATCTCCCACATAGCGAACATCAGATTCAATATCTTCTATCCAGTTTGATAATTCCCATACCTGATCGGCTGTCAGGTATGCGTTTTCGCGCTTACAGAGCATCTCTACACGCTTAGAGAGGTGCTCAAAGGCATTCACAGCTAAATCCCAGTGTTTAAACGCCTCATTTAGTGCCGCTGGCGTGTTTTCTTTGTATGCTTCAAGTTCAGCGCGGTTTAAAGGCAGGAGGTAATCATCCTCATAATAATTAATTAGTGAGTAAATTGTGTCATACGTGTTTTTGTTCATATTAAAAGTCTCCATAGTGATCTGCATTATCTAAAATCTGGAATTCAGGAACTAAATTATTTAGGCCATTTGTGGCGAGATAACCAACGTAGTGATTATAATCTTCAAATCCTAAAATCTGGTATTTGCGTAAATCAGAGCTATCAACGATATACTCTTTTCTTTTTTTAGGTTTCCAGAACACGCCAGGTGTTGAAGATAAGATTTCTTGTAAGGCGATATATTCATCTCCACAAGGCACAGAGGGAGAATGTTCTATGATCTCTGTTTTCCATTCGCCAGGGGCGCTATTATGCTTGGTGAGCGTAACTAGCTCTTTAAAGTCTTTACGTTTTAGAATAGATTTAGGTTTACTTAGAAGAGAAGCTGAATCACCGATTTTCTTAACAACGTTGTTTTTTCTTTTTGCCATAATTTACTTTTCCTTTTCTTTTAAAGGAAAACACCCCGAAATATGCTTCTAACGTGAGAAAGAACAATAACCAATACATAGCTACTATCATAATAATGTTTTCCTTTTATATTTTAATTACATAGAGAGATTTTAGAGAGTGGAATAGATGAATTCTATTTCTTTATCTAGTCTTTTGAGATTAAATGTAGAGAAAGACAGCTCTTTCATTTCAATAACACCGAAATTTGATAGCTGTTTCAGCCAGAATTTTAAACCTGACTCAGAGCAACCTGCTCGATGTAACACATCGCTATATTTTAGCGGTGTTGGCTTTCCTTTATAGAGGTAAGCAAGCGTTTCGTAGATGCGTTTTCCTGTGTCGTTACACTGAATTCTGTCTACTTTGCTTTTTATTAAATACTGTATCAATAGTCCTCCTTACTTTTTAAAAGGGAATATCAAAGTCTTCGTATACATTTGGGTAATGCTTAGAAAAATATGCCTCAATACCATTTGGTCGTTTTAGCCCGTATCTACAAGCTAGTGAATTTGCAAATTCTATAAATGATGCCCCTCCTGTTCTTTTGTGTTTCTCCTGGATGATAAGAGAGGCAAAATTCTCTAACACATCCTCCTCATTATCATTAGCTACCTTTTCACTTGATGAAACAGGTGTTTCTTCCGTCTCCCAGGGTAAAGGCGTATCCCAATCATCATCAAGAACATCAAAAGAAGGCTGTTTATGGCCTTTAGGTTGTTCCTGTGCTTCTTCTGCCTCAGAAAGATCAGAGAGTGATGATTCTCCTGGGGGAGTAATATGTGCATCTGTGAGAGGGAGAGCATTGTAAATCAAAGATGAAATATACGGATCAGGATGTGGGGATGTTTCTAATAATCCCATCTCTTTAAGATCGTTTATCTTACGTTTAATTGTTGATGGTGAAGACTTAAAAATCTTAGCTAATGTTTCGTGACTTTCATAACAATTAAGGTTGTTTTCCTGATAACTAAGGAATCGAAAATAAAGCACAATATGTAATAGATCTAAATCTTTTCCTTGAGGGAATTTATCAGAATAAATCTTTGATATATTATCAAACGTGTCATAGTGTTTTGTAAAAGTTAGTTGGTTAATCATTAAAAATCTCCTTGATGTAATCACGCTCTATGGCGCTACTATGGTGATAAAAATCACTTGCTTTTATTTGAGAGTGTTTCAGCCTCTCTTTTCAACATATCAAGAATGTAATCTGTAACAGTGATACGTTTACTTCTGGCTTCTTTAAACAACACCTGAAATACTTCATCAGGAATATGAAAGCAAGTGCGTGGTTGTCTTTTCTTTTCTGTAGCTTCGCTCATAGTTTTCTCCTTCTCTTCTTTACTCTGTTTCAGATTCTTTTTCATTTTTTCTTAGTTCATCAATAATCTTGAGTGCTTCATTGAAGCAAGCTGCTCGCTCTGGATAACCTCGACTCCTTGCCATATTACGATTCATTACTATTTGGTGGCGTGTAAGCTCACCTTTTTTAAATGCCTTTACGACGTGCTCCGGTGTAAACCATTTCATAAAAAACTCCTTATTCAGTTAAAAGAAATAAAACACCTTGCAAGCCTGACGGCTTCAAAGTGCATTGATTTTGATTATTTAGAGAAGAATGTTTTTCTGTCCCTCTAATACCTATTATTACATATAAAGAAACATTTGTCAATACCCTTTTCGAAAAAATCGATCTTTTTCAGCATGTTATAATTTGTCTTGGCAATTCGTGCTCTTCTGTGTAGTGCTATTCTTCATTATCCGCTAAAACGCTCTAAAACGCGTTCTAACGAAGTTTTGATAAAAGCAATACATTCTCTTATGTAATGTCTGTTTAGCTCGCCAGAGGCTTATTTAAGGGGCTTATTTTGTATTTGTTAGGTATATGAAAAGGTGATTGTAGATATAAAACAGAGAGTCACTTTATAAAACGCCCTGTAAAGCCCTGTAGTGAGTTTATTATATGTAGGCAATGCGTTTCCATTCCCTACCCTGCTTAATGCTGTTAGAGAAGCATTTAGACCCCTTATTTTTAATTACCTAAAGTATTCTCTATACATTCCTGTTATGAAACACCTCTGAATCCTTCATAAAACACATTATGACGCAAAGAACACCTTTTCTAAGGTGATTCCCTTCCTGAATGCTGTTTCTTGCGTCAGAGAGCTACACAGAGAGCTTATAAAGCTATTATTAATAATAAAGTAGATAAAGTAAGTAAGATAAGTAAGAAGATTAACTAAGATAGATAAGATTAATAAGATCAGAATTCTCTTTCGGTGTCGCCTCTGGCTTTTCCACCGAAAACAATTACACGACTACAGAATGTAGGAAGTGAAATTGTATTGAGGCTTAGTGAAATTACACGAGGAAAGCAGAGTGTAATTGAGCTTTAGCCGCTCTCTCTTCGAGTAATTACACAACTACAGAGAATAACAGAGTTATTAAATGTAGGAGGGTAATTAAGAGTTAGAGAGAGTTAACACATAAGCAATCAGTATGATTGGTTAGGTGATTACTCTTACTGCGCACAGCGCAATAGATTTCTTCGTGGGCGTTACCGCCAACGAAGTTACACGAAGAAAGTAACGCTTTGCTTTCGGTGTGAGCGGAACGGGCCAGCCACGAAGCCCGAAAGGTAGCGGAGTAAGGCTGCTTGCCAGAGAGTGAAGCTAACGCCGGAAGGCAAAAGATCATATATATAGATATAAAGAATATTATTATTATGATCTAATTAATAATCTAATATAGTTTTATTAATAGTCTTATTGTAGTTCACAGTGACCTACCCCCTAGCTCACTATGACCTACCGTTACTACCAATCATCACATAGCACTCACTCTGTGTAATGCCTTTCTATGTGTGTGCCATAATCCCCTATATTCCCTGTGTAAATCATAGAATATCCCTAACTTATTCCTGTGTAATTCCATACTAAAAATTCAATGAAAAGTAGCTTAAAAGTGCAATTCTTACTTTCTTCACTTTTACATCACTTTCGCAAATCCTTGTGTAGTGCGGCCTACAGAGCACCATCAGAAATTGTTGGCTAAAAATTGTTCTGCTTGTTTCTTAACGAGTTTTCTCGTTTGTGCAAATTTTAAAATTTATTTTGTTTTTACAGCCTTATTTCGTGTAATGCGTGGCATAGCAAGCCCTTTTCTTGTGTTGTCAAGACATTTGGCAACGTTCAAACATCTGTTTAGAAATGCCAAATTGTTGATCTAACAAATAAACCTGTATAAACAGAACACCATTTAATCTATTCCCCTGTGTAATCCACTACATCACACAATAAAAACAAAAAAACCTTTAATTATGTTTCATAGCATACAAAAGTCAACAGAAGCCCTCTCGTGCTCCTACGTAAAAAATCCATCATTTTTCCCCCCTGATACATCAACTCAAGGCGTTCTATGTATTCCTTAGTGCATATTACGTTTATTATGTTAAATTGATTTTGGCCTATATTTTGACCTGCACCCGCATAAACACTGGTTTCATCGCTTACAGTCCTTGTGAGACGTGGTGCTGTTTCTAGCATCTGATCCGACATAAAACCGATCATTCTCGTGTTTAGTGAAAGTTTAGTGAGAGACATTACAGAAAGGCTTTCTGTGTAATGATTTAATAGGTAAAAACGATGTTGATTACGCAAGAAAATTCCTTGCTGATATTTGGGGATTCTGGATTTTCCAGATCGGGGGGCGCTGAAAATCGCGTTAAGCACCTCTCGCAATCTAGCCATAAGGGAAGGGATATAGGTATTTAGATGTATTTATAGCTATTTATGGCTATTTATTTTTTATTTACCTTTATTTAAAAATAACCTTATAAATCAATAAGATACACAACTATCTGTTTATATTTTAATCAATTAAATCAAGTTTAATACCCTTAAATCACCTGAAAATACCCTTAAATACCCCAATAATTAATTTTAAGGTTTTCCGTGTTCTCTTCTGCATTATGAAAATGCAAAATAAGGCACAAAACAAGCGCACAGACGCATTAAACACACATCACCTATACATCCCTATACCAAGCAATGAAAATAGCGTTAGAATGCGTCCTGTTGCGTTCTGGAGATTTTCAGAAATCCTCTCTAAGCCATTTCAACTCATTAAGGAGTTTTCTTTCTTCGTTCTCTCTCTGTTTACGCTCTAGCCAGGCTTTTCCTTCTGGCGTAGACAGGAACTTACGAGCGTGAATCTTGCGGTTATTACGTTTGATAGCTGCAATGTTTTTCATCGTGTGCCTCTGTATTCATATGAAAATTAACAAGTTACATACTACACAGGGAGACTACGCATAAAACACAATACAAGTAAAGATACATTTTCAAGACAATAGGAGCCATAAAGCGCCTTTGATGGGCTACCCCAAAAAATAAGCGCCGTAGGCGTATCCACTAAAAGGGCTTTTTCACAAAAGCTATGAAGTCTTAGCAGTTCTTCTCTTATCAGGCACCCGTTGTACTCCGGTGGACGAAACCGTGCTAGAGCTTGATTCTTTCCCGATCAAGTTAGGTTTTGAAGAGGTGGGCTTTGATCCACTATTGCACTTAAAACTCTTCCCATCATTTAGCCTGTTTATCCTCTGCAACGTCTCACGACGTGTAGCATCATTGGACACCGCGCCAGGTGTGGAACATCTTGCTAAGAGTTTTGGTAGAAGGTTTAGAGACGGTGGCACGTCTTCCAGCTTCAAAGGAACTTGTTACGAGGTTGAGCCTGGGAACTACTCGCCCATACGTGTTACACTACCAAAGCCCATAACAACGTATAGGCGTTTGTAAGTGATAACAGAAGATACAATTTCTTAGAGAAGTTAAGCTAAGTTATTGATTTTCTTGATTGTGCGATAATAGGAACAATACACATAGGCGATAAGCTTTGTTTTTGTTGCCTTTTTTATTGTTCATTTTTTATAGATACCCCCAAAAGTACCCCCATATCTTTTTCCGCCCCTGAAATTTGGTTGTTATTCATACAGCATATCAGGCGGTAACGCTCTCCCTTTAACCCACTTATTGTATGATAGTGCTATCCCACAATAAGGAATCAGCCAGCCATGAGAATGACCAGCCGCAAAAAAGAGATACTTAGCTACTTTGAACCGGATAACCTCGAATGGGTGACTGGTGAGATTGGTGCGCCGCCGTTCGATGTGTCGGGTGTGGCCTACCTGCTTCATGGCATGGTGTCGTTCGATAAGCGTCACCAGCTCGAATCAACCCGGCGCACACTGGAAAGCATGGTTGCTGGTGGACTGCTTGAGCGGGTGACAGTGTATGAATCGCGCCAGATACGGCGCGGCGGTGATACTAACGCAACGGTCGTGCGCTACGGTTTACCCGGTCAGTGCGCTGTTATGCGCGATACTGGCGGCGCTGACAACGCAATATCAGGTGAATACATGCGGGTCAGTTAATAGCCTGCAATCTGTCGTTGATGCGGCTCAGGTCGTAAACCCGGCGTTCAATATCCAGCATCAGGAAATTGTGGATCTCGGCCTGCTCAGGATTATCAGACTCTCTGGCCTGTAATAGCAATTCATTGTAACCATGCAAGCCGCCTGAGTTTTCCGCCGGGGTGGTGCCTTTCCCACGCAGGCAGCTAATGGGCTGATTACTCGTATCGTGTGTTTGCTTCTCCAGCACAATGACGCAATCCCACCAGTCGCCAAAGTCATACGTGTAAACCAGCTTGTCACCCTCATTCTGGAGCGCCGCCCATAGTGGCGTGATTGCCGCGTTACCCATGCTTTCATCCTCACCCCATACGCGATACTCGCTACCTGGATCACCTTTACGCCCTTTCTCGAACATATACAGGTGTTCGTCATTCCAGCCAAAAGCTAACTGGATCACGGCATGAAGTTTACTAAAGGGGATTTGCTCTGGAACCAGCACACGCCGCCATATAGGTGGTTTGCTGTCTCGGATGGTTATCTTTAGCTGGTACATGCAAATCCTGAATAAATGCGAATCGGAAGGATAACGATACTGACGTACTCACAATTCTGTAAAGGTGAATAAAGGAAATTTGCTTAATACGCATAAGTTACATGTGGAATAATCCCATATCTACCTGCGCGGCGCTGGCTTCTTCCACTGGTAGGCAGGTGCTCGCATCATTTCGCGGAACCTGTCGCGCCGGGCTATATCGGCATTAACTGATCGTTCTATCTCCCGTTGATCTGCCTGTGTAAGCTGGTGGCCTCCGTGCTCAAGTTTGGCGATGGTCAATAAGGCTATTTCGCGTGGTGTCATACGTCATACCCTCTGGAAGAATGAAACACGCCCGGATTAAATTTCATTTTTCGCGGGTATAAAAAAACGATGGGGCGGGCAGTCCCGGATAGTCAGGGCTGTAGAGATTTGACTACCCCCTCCCCACTGGATTCAGGTTACTGCTATTCCGTTAAGCGCTGCTTACGGGGATAGCTGCGTTGTGATTTTGACCATTCAGGTCGCCGCTATTTCCTCACCGATTGGGTGCTACGCGCGCGCGTACTTGTCCCGAAATACCAGAAACCGCCAGCCAGAGGATGATTTCCCTCTGGTGGTCTACCTTTGCCTCTTGCCGCCATTTAACCGGAAGGCGTTACCGTTCGGTTGCGCTATCCCCATGCGGTGTTGCGTTTCGGTAACAGCTTTATGCAGGTCGCCAAATTCCTCAACCTTCACGGGCGGGCGCTTCACGTTCTCCAGACACGTTTCACGGCGGCGCTTTATCCATTCCCGATCATCGTCCTCGGTGCATAACAGCATGACTTCCATCCATCGTGCGGCAGCTCTCCGGTATAGCCCTTTTGACTCCAGCTCTTCAGCTTTCCTGTCCCTTATCATTTCTGCCTCTCAGATTATATAGATAAGCAAAAAGGTGTTGGTTCAGTTGGTTCAGTTGGTTCAATTTGTAAAGATTGTTGTTTTTATTGTGTTTTTTCTGAAATATTGAACCAACATCAACTCATTTTGAACCAACACAGCCCAGCTCTGAACCAACAACACAGCGATAGATTTGTGATTGGTCCGTTATTTTCTGGCTGATATTTGAGCGTATAACAGTGTTATACAGTGGTATACTGTATGGATATTACTCACTGATATGGTCTTTGCAATGAGCAAATCTAATCTGGTCGCGTTCCGCATCCCATCTGAATTGCAGGATGAGTTTAATCGGTCTGTTCTCGCTTCTGGAGGAGATAAAACCTCCTGGCTTGTTGATGCGATTCGCATGAAGCTGGGGCAGCCGGAAAAGTCTATTGATTCACGAATGCTTGGGCTGGTGGAGCGCATGGAAAAAGCCGCTGCGTCGCTTATTGCCGGAAAGCCGAACATCCCACCAAAACCATATAACGAAACGGCAGTTATAAAGATCATTGCCGATACCATCCAACAGGGATTTGATAATGGGCGTGTGATAGCTGAACGGATCAATGAAGCAGGCTATCAAACAAAAGCTGGTAAAGCGTGGGATAAAGATATTTACAGCGCGTGGAAGCGTCAGGGAAGCAATGCTGAAAAGCTAAAAGCAGTGATTGATTGTAAGGTCAGCGTATAAACATGAGTGCCCATTGGAAAGTTGCTTGGGCCAATACCTTTATACACCAGCAGGTAGTGACGATAGGTGAGGATCAGATATGAAAGGCAGAACGCCACACATTGAACATCAAGCCAACCACTTCCCTGATGTTCGCAATGAGATGATTGCCATTCGCGGTGATATGCACGGATTGGAGCGTCGAATTATTGATAAGATTGATGAAAATAGAGATAAGGCCAGTGAAAATCAAAAGTGGATCATCGGCCTGTTGATTTTATCAATTCTTATCCCGCTACTTATCGCATTGGTCACAAAATGAATATCCAATGTGTATGCTGTCGATGCTACGCGCGCGTACTTGTCGCAAAATATCAGGCAAAGGCCAGATTCAGAAAGTCGTGATAACCACCAGCACAACATGAGAGGTCATGTAACGCGATTTATCACACCAGATACATGTGATTGGTGTACCCGCATAAAACATCGTCATAGCGCGTCCTGTGCGCATATACGCCGATAATCAACACATCACCACCACTCTGTCTCATGTAGAGAACAGTTTTATGGTATCCCCCGCCATCGTGTGCGTACTGGTCGGACGCAGTTGCAAAAAATTTTGCAACTGATACCCCTCGCGCGCGTACTGGTCACGAAATTGGTGTTTTGCTGTGGCAGTGATATCAGAAAAATCTTCCTGTTTCACATAAAGCGGATATGCGCGTACTGTAACGGCCCCATCAACTGGGAGCGGACTTGAAATCCCGACCCAAGCTATGTACCAAATGCCATGTCTTGGATATATGATGATTGCCATTCTAAACAACGCTAAAGGGGGTTGGTGTGAGCAGAAAAGATACTAAAGAATTGCTAACTATCTGCATGGTGTACTTTTCAATTTATTTTTGTGCATACATGATAGTCCCAGATGAGTTTGAACATGGCAGTATTATTTATTCCATAACATTCTATTTTTTAGAGCTAACACCAATTTTGGCTATCCTTTTGGGAATACATATTTATTTTTCCTTAAAAAAAGAATCGACTAATTGGGAGAAGGTATGGAGAGACAGAGGATTTCTAACATCACCTAAAGATGATGCATATGAGAGTGATTTTTCTGACTTTATAACAAACTACTACTCCAGCGAACAATTCAAAAATAGACTGTCTGATGTTTGGGAAACAGCAATGTATTCCATAGGGATTATATTATTGATACTTACTGGTATTGCTCAATATGTTTTTAACATTGACTTATCATTAAATCCTGAAAATTTAATATCGCCATTGATTTTTGGTGAGATATTGATCTTCTCATTCGGAATTTTCTTGAGTGTTGTTCTCTGCTCATTATGCAAGCTACTGACTAACAGGTATCCGGGTGAAGCAAGGAGAGCAAGAAAGGCAAATCCATATTATCTTTTATTTCCTAATGGAGACAGCAGAGATATCTAAGCCATCCATGGCTAACCAGTTATTGAGCTTCTTTTTGTGATGCCTGTGCGACTCTGGTGAGCGATTGTGTGACCGTACTGATCGCTCTGTCATATGCTGTGCTACCTTTTGGCGTATTTGCCAGACGTAACAAGGCATTTCGTATAACAGGGCTTTCGTATGCCTTCGCTGCTCCGCCTACGGCACCAGCAGCAGGAACAACAAACGCAGCCGTTTTTAGCATCCCCGCTAATACTGCTGCGTTTATGATGCCACCACCAACTAACAATCCATAAAGCTGCTGACCATTTAAGTTTTGAACGTTCGCTTTTGCCGCGTGTCTTGTATCGTTGAGGTATTTAATAACGCCGTCCAGTTCCTTTCCATGTACGCCTTTAAAGAAAGTTGCTGATTGCTTCCTGTTCCGGTGTAACGCATTAATAAACTTCTCAACACTGATATTTCCAGACGGATCAGTCGCCTTATCTACAGCATTCTGAACTATGGCTGCTCGTGCGTTTTGCCTACCATTGTCATCCAGAAGCCTGTAAAGCTGAGAACGTTCTGATGGGCTTTGGCTAAAAACGAGTTTTGTTACATCCTCAGGCGTGGCCTTACCGCTGGCTATTGCCTTTTGAACGCGCGTTCTTCCCATCATGTCATTGAATTTAGACCATGACCGATCAACCCTTGCCATATTAATGGCTTCGTCTGCTCCAAGATTTTTGGCTACGGCTTTTTTCATATCCGCCGTATATGCCTTGTAGATAATATCGCTGGCTTTCTGGAGCGTATCTTTATCAACAGTGTCAGATGACGCCATAAATCGCTTTCGAAGATCGGTTCTGTTTTCCCTCGCCAGACGCAGGTCATTTGGTCCGCTGGTGATATCGTCTTTAAATTGCTGCAAGACTTTTACCGCGGCTCTATCCTGAGATTTGCCCGGGCGGCTTAACACGGCAATCTGATTGTCGATAGCTTTTACCGTGTTTGAGAGATCGACAGGGGTATCCCCCATAGCGTCAATTATGCGGTTATATCGCTTTCCTGCTGCCTCAATGAATTTTTGTTGCCCTTTAGTCGCAGATTCATAAAGCTGTTTATCAGAAATGCCACCCAGACCATCGCTAAATGTTCTGACTAAATTTTCTCGTGCTTGTTGTTGATTCAGCCGATTCTTACCGGTTCCAAAAAAAGGAACTCTTTCGCCTAATGTCTGAGCCTGACTCTGCATAAAGGTTTTATCTTTCAGCATGTCACTGGTCATTAACGGCAGATTTCTTTCCGATGCAAAGTTGACAGCAGCCTTTGCTTCAGGCGACATATCACCACGAACAGCCCTCGAAACCGCACTCGCTGTATTTTCCAGCCCCTTACCAATACCACCAATGCCAGCAGAAATTACCGTTTGTAACGGATCAATATCTTCTCCACCAGCAAGGCTGGTGGCTCCCTGTAGTGCTAAATCTGTAGCTGCTGATTTTCCTATGGCACCAAGCACCGTTCCAGCCCTGCCCGCTGGTGTAAACGCCAGCGCATTAGCCAGAAACGATGCCACGTCTTGCGGCGATAAACCCGGCTTGTTCAGAGCATAATCACCGGATGGCAGGGAAACGATAGTGTTACCCTTCTCATCCTGCCTTAATTTCGCTCCCATGCTCTGAAGAATCTTTTCCTGAGATGCGTCAGAGCCGAAAAGTTGAGACCATCGAGCTTTTAGAGCACCCATGCTGAGTGAGGTTAACTCTGGGGCAAGGTCGACATTTTGCAGTCTCTCCATCTCTGGAGTCATTCGGCTTTCGCCTGTTATAGCATCGCGCATCGCAGCCCCAAGACTGGCTCCCTGTTCTGCTGAACGCTCAAGCCCCTCTCTTTGCTGAGTAGCTAACTTTGCATACCCTGACGCAAGAGAATTATCAGATGATGTATGTTGAATATTTTGAGTTGCTGATTGGGATCGGTCTATTTCATTCGTTGATGGTAGTGGATAGGCAGCATAAAAAGCCTGCTTAGCCTGCGCTACACTTTCTCCGGCTTGCGGGGCCACGACTTCATTGAAGTATTGCTCCTGAGCCTGCGCTTTTTGTTCTGGTGCTAACGCCTGATACTGTGGAGAGGCGATAACATCTTTCCATGCTTTAGCCATTAATCACCCGGTGATGCTGCCAACTTACTGATTTAGTGTATGATGGTGTTTTTGAGGTGCTCCAGTGGCTTCTGTTTCTATCAGCTGTCCCTCCTGTTCAGCTACTGACGGGGTGGTGCGTAACGGCAAAAGCACCGCCGGACATCAGCGCTATCTCTGCTCTCACTGCCGTAAAACATGGCAACTGCAGTTCACTTACACCGCTTCTCAACCCGGTACGCACCAGAAAATCATTGATATGGCCATGAATGGCGTTGGATGCCGGGCAACTGCCCGCATTATGGGCGTTGGCCTCAACACGATTTTACGTCACTTAAAAAACTCAGGCCGCAGTCGGTAACCTCGCGCATACAGCCGGGCAGTGACGTCATCGTCTGCGCGGAAATGGACGAACAGTGGGGCTATGTCGGGGCTAAATCGCGCCAGCGCTGGCTGTTTTACGCGTATGACAGGCTCCGGAAGACGGTTGTTGCGCACGTATTCGGTGAACGCACTATGGCGACGCTGGGGCGTCTTATGAGCCTGCTGTCACCCTTTGACGTGGTGATATGGATGACGGATGGCTGGCCGCTGTATGAATCCCGCCTGAAGGGAAAGCTGCACGTAATCAGCAAGCGATATACGCAGCGAATTGAGCGGCATAACCTGAATCTGAGGCAGCACCTGGCACGGCTGGGACGGAAGTCGCTGTCGTTCTCAAAATCGGTGGAGCTGCATGACAAAGTCATCGGGCATTATCTGAACATAAAACACTATCAATAAGTTGGAGTCATTACCCAAATGCCGCAGCCCCCTCTGGATCCGCCTTTAACATTTGCGCGTATTGATTGTAATTCTGCATTGCGGCTGTTGGTGCATATGCTGACGTTAACGCATTTGCTCGGCTAATATCCTGCCCTCTCGCCTGAAGTGCTTCTCCGGCTTGATTGCTGCGGATCGTCTCTGCCAACTTGCCACGCTCAATATCCCGACCTTCCATTCGATCTTTGATATCGAAGTACTTCTCATGACCGAGAGAAAACAGTGCCATACTACCAGCAAGCCGCTGGAATCCCTGTGGATCATTAACATGCATTTCGGCAACAGACTCAGGAGAAATTCCCAAACGACGCATTTCATCTTCGTTATCTGCTATGAATTTTCCAAATGCCCCAGTTCCGAGCGAAGATGCGATTTGAGCACTAGTCGCAAGATGACCAATAGAATTTCTCTGGTCGTCATCAATAAAGCCCATCCCTTTCTGAACGCTTTCAAATTCTTCTGGATACTCAGAAATAAGACTGCGCATTTTGTTTCTGTCTCCAGACTCAAAAGCCCCGGCATATGCTTTCTGAAACTCTGCTTTACGCTGTTGTTGACGTGCCTGCTGATTAATCTCAGCAACGCCTCTTAGCCCCTGTAGCGCCATTAAACCTACGTTTGGCTGCTGCTGATACTGCACAGGCTGAGGAACGGAAGAACGAGGAGCATTATCATTTTGCGGTGCCATGCTAGGCAGCCCGCCAAGTTGCCATGTCGCCATTAGAATCCAAGCCCCCCAACAAGACCAATAAGCCCACCACCAATAGCCCCGGCGACATTACCTATACCCGGAACAACGGAACCAAGTTGCGCACCCGCTAAAGCGCCTGATGCCGCCCCACCAATACCACGCGCAAGACTGGATGGCTGCTGCGCCTGACCTGCACGAATAGCGCCAAGCCCCTGCAAGAGTTGTCCGGTATTATTGGCGTAGTTTTGCCCTGCTGTTGCCTGCCCTGATGCCGCATTCATCCCGACATTTAGCAGGTTTCCATAATTTTGCATTTGCCCACTGAGCCAATTGTTATAAAGCATGGGCGCAATGGAAGATAACTGGTTACTGGTAGCTGTTGAGCCAAGCCCCCCGGTAGCTTCTGCTGAGACAAGGTTCTGATAACGGGCCTGATCTGCCTGTGTTTTATATAAACCAGAACCAAAGAAATCATTCGCGGCTTTATTCTGCCCTTCCAGAGTCATCAGTCCTTGTAGTTGTTGTAAAGCAGGCAATCCGACTTCTGCATACGGCTTGAGATTATTCATCACCGTATTCCACTGCTCGCGCTGCAAATCAATTGCCTGCTGCTGGGCCTTCGCCTGAGCTTTAGAGGCACCACCATCACCGCCTTTTTCGTATACGGCACGATTGAGATGTTTATAAGCTATATGGGTAATTAACATTCGCTGAATTCCTTATATTGTTGCCGAGTTAACTGATAAAGCGTTACGCCGACGGGTTTACCACATCTGATATAAGCATCATCAAGATGACCAACACGGGTAGCGCCAAGCAAACGGATAATTGCCCGTCCGTATTTCGTGGTGTCAGGAACCATGGTAATGCTGTTAAGGAATGGTGAGTTTTCGAGAAGCCATTTGCAGAATAATCGATGTCCTTGCAGTGCATATTCACCACGGAATCCGGGGTCGTACACCGCATGGCATTCAACAACGCTATGCCAGAAGTTACGCACTTCATGAACGCCAGCCAGCACTAATCCTTCGTAGATGCCGAGATATACCGCATCAGGCTTGATGTAGTACGTGTGCCCCGGCTCAACAATATTTTCGGTATTGCCTGGCTCGTTAAGAAAGGCCTGTAATCGCACAGGGTTATCAATAAATTTTAGTTCCATGCGATGCCATCCATTTTCACATACAGCCTGCCAGCGCCTTATCTATTAACCCTCGTGCAATTTCATGCAGAGTTGGCGCTACTCCAATTCCTGATTTTTTACGCTGCTCTTCCTGAATTTTCTTTATCGCTTCCATTTGCTTCTCACTTATCAATACCGGCTTTACTGAAATAGCCATAACGCCCCCTTAGAACTGTATAAAACAACAGTTATTATAGTTTCACAAATCGCAATATTCATCATCGTAATTGCAAAATATGAAACAAATAGCACAAAAAAATGCCACCGCTCAGTAGCTGGTGGCATCGTTCTGTGTGTCAGGTTTTGACAGGTTTTTTATGGACTCTAAAAACTATATTTATGGTGTCGCATTACTCTTCACGGCAGGCGCTTTTCAGTTCTGCCCTTGCTTCTGGCTCCATTGGTAATTTGATTCGCGATCAGCTATGCGGATGGTTTGCTGAACAGGCATAACAACTTCTCAGAGGCTGTTTTCTGAACTACGAAAATTTCGTAGTGCTCACTTTCAAAAACGTCACGCCCTTGTACACAGGATTTTACGAAAGTCTCGTAAAACACTCTCTGATGCCAGCCAGGTGTTGTGCGCATCAATTCAGTCACATTGTGTTGGTTCAAAATACCGTGTTGTTGGTTCAGTGTTGGTTCAATAAAAAGAATAAAATCCTTATAAAACAATACTCTTTACAAATTGAACCAACTGAACCAACTGAACCAACACCTTTTCTACGCACATGAAGAAGCTCATTCTTCAGATGAGTTATAATCTCCTGGCTGGTAATTGAGTACATAAACGTTTATTTGTCGTCCCTGAATACGTGGTGATTTTCTTTGGTATCCACGACCGCTGTTTGGTGGGGTTAGCATCCCGGCTTTTTTCAACACTTCAGCAAACTGTTTTGCGTTGAAACCACATGCGATCTCCTTTTCAAATGTGGCCGGGAATGTGTAGAAAATCATTGGGCTTTCGTCATGTTCTCCACGCTGACGGTATCCGGCTAAATCTTTGATGGGCAAATCTGCCGGGCTGTATGGAAATGGTGCAAAACGGCTAAGCCCATAGGCATTAAGAAATGCCTCCGTTTGTTCAATAATCTGCTGATGCTCTTTGTTACCTGTGCCGAACTCGCGCAACCATGCGTTATAGCTGTGCTGTATCGCATCACGGCATGTCTGAGCATCCCAGCCTGTTACAACCTCGCCTAACAACAATGCGGCCTCCAGAATGGCAAATCGCGCGGCTACACGGTGAACCTGCTCACCATAATCGGATGGGATCAGGCTTCTCCATCTGCTTTCGCAGTCACGAACGGTTTTAATAGCCTGTTGCTGGTGGTCTGCCAGCCATTTAATCCACTCACGCCCGGACGCGCCGTGGTGATGCTGGTAAGCGTCTTTCAGTGCGTCTGCGTGCTGTTTTCCGTTCTGGTAATCGTGAAAGCGTACTGCTTTACTCAACGGAATATTCAGCAGTCGCACCAGTTGCCCGGCTTTGGTTTTTCGCCCGGAAGTAGCGATAAATGTTTCTAAATCCATTTCTCCGGTGCTGATTGCCACTGTACGCCAGCGTTTTAGATCCCGGTTTCCACCATCTTTAGCGCCTTGCAGTTTCCCTACACCGTTAAATAACGCATAGGCAGACTGTGAAACGCTGACAGGATCAGCGCCCTGACCAACTTCATCAAGCGGCATTAGTCCGTCATTGTGGGCGGCGGCCTCATTTGCCAGCCCCAGCGCGGTTCCGTACCACGTCAGCCGCAGTAAATCAGGGTTGCCGTATAAGCTGCTCGCCACGTTTGCCGTGGTGGTCTTACCTGCGCTCGACTGCTCATAGAAATGAATGCCGAACCCGTCAGCGCCCACCAGCCCAATCAATGGCGCTGCCAGTGCTGCGCCGATCCCGGTCATCATTGAATAGTTACCAAAGGCCAGACGCGCCACGTTATCACGCCAGCTTTTCGCGCTCCCTGAGACGGTATATCCGGCTGCGGCTGAGCTTCTCCCGCTGAACAGCACAGGATTTTCAGGTGTTCCGATGATTTCCCCATCAGGCATGATGTACGCTCCGCATTGCCAGCCAGTGGCATGAGCAACACGCCACAATTCACGAGAGCCACTGCGTTGTAGCCAGTCTGCCAGTATTGCTCTGAGGCTGCTTTTGGTCGTGACATTTACCCCACCAGCTTTAAGTGTGCGCCATCCTTCACGTTCACCAATATCAGCCAGTGGAATGGCAGCGGTTGTCGGCGTTTCAGAACCAAACGACAGCCAGCGAAGAATGAGATACTGGTCTTTATCGTCTCTGCCAGTACCGATAACGCTTAACGGAGAACATAACCAGCTTTCGTTATTGATGATTTCTCCACTCTGGCTGTCAGCTCTCGGAGATACCCAATAAATACCATCCTCGCGGCTTTCTATTCTTGGTTTCAGTGGGTCGGTATCCATAACCTTAAAATCGCTTCCCTCAATGGTCTGTGGCTCATGTTTCACGCCATTACCCTGTGGTTGGTACATTGACTTATTGAACGCTTCTGTGGCGCATTTAATGCCGTGTTTTTGGTGGTAATCATTCCAGTCTGCTTTGTGATCTGTCGGGGGTAATGCCACCCATCCAGAAACAGATAAAGCTGCTTTTTCTGCTGCTATTCTCCCCGTGTTTTGTCTTCCTTCGCTGTGGTCGTTATCCGCAGCAATGATGATTTGTGCTGAAGGAAATTTATCCCGCAGTACCTGGGCGACATATAACAGGTTCCCGGCATCAATCGCCGCCACTGTCAGCGCCTCTGGACGAATTAAATGGGCAGATAATGCCGTTGCCAGCCCTTCTGCGATTAAGATGCTCTGTGTTGTTTCTGGCGCGTTTATGGCGTGATATGCCCCCCGCTTTGCTGAACCTGTCAGGAGTCTTTTTTCACCATGTGATGTAATAGTCTGTGCTGCTGTGACTGCGCCGGATTTATCCACCAGCGCCAGCAACAGAGATCCATCGGGCAACACGGGGAATGTAAAATCACCTACCCCTTTCGCAACCAGATAATCAGATTTGCCGTTTACAGCCTTTCTGCGCATGTCATCAAACTGACGGGAAAACGTATCCCGTCTTTGTTGTTCGTCCTTCTCTGCCCTTTTCAGGCGCTCCTGTTCGCGTCGCTGGCGCTCGGTTTCCAGTTGTTCCCGTTTCTGGCTGGTGGCTTCTGGTGTTTCCGTTGTCCGGTAATCAATACCCAGAACATCAGCGGCAAGAAGCGCCGCCTCTGTTGTGTCGCAGTTATTTACGCGTTTAATTAAATCCAGCCCATCACCAGCGCCGCACTGATTACAGATGAAGCTACCGCGCCCGTTGTCATCGAACCGGAATCGATCTTTGCCCCCACATGCAGGGCAGGGAGCATGACGGCGCGGAGAGTCAGGGACATTTATGTTCAGGCAGCCCAGCACATGAGGCCAGTTGTTTTCAGACGCACTGATAACCTGACGGATAAGATCAATGTTTCGCATCACCGTACCCCACGTGGTCTATAGCGTTTGCGATATGGCTAACCAGCATCTGCCACTTGGTTATTCCGTAATCAGTCAGCATGCCATCATTGTTTAGCCACATATCAAATTCAGCGGTTGTCGCAAGTTTCCACTTATCGCCGTGGACAGTCCTCATTGCTGGGTACATGAATGCGCAAATCAGATCACAAACATCTGACGGCTTCAGAGATGTAGTAATGGTGCGTCCCTCTGGCGTCTGAATTGCCATTTTCTCTTCACCAGTAGAATGAAGGTTATGAATCCACACAGCACCAGCAATCTTTGCCACCTGCTCTCCGATTGCGGAGCTAAGCGCCATTTCTGCATTTTCACGCATGAGAACCTCCCGCTACAGTTGCGCCCATGTCATTAACCATGCTTTGCCATATCTCACGCCCGACGTCAGTCAATCCGTCCTTAGTGACGCAACGCTCAAGAAGCTCGATCCCCACGGTTTCCCACTGCGGGTAGAACACTTTCATGGCTGCCAGTGTGTAGCTATCGATCAGGCTGCGAACGCCTTTTACTCCATTGACGATTTCCACACGTACGGCCTCGCCGTCCGCATCAACCATGAAATAGTCCCCGCCGCTGGTGGAGGTAATGTGGTTATACAGTGCCGACGCATACTTATTTGCCAGCGCATTCAGTCGGAAATTTTTAGTAATCATGGCTCCATCCTCAGTGCGTCACTGGTTCCGCTGGCATGCCGTTTTCATTCAGTTCAGCTATAAAGCTGTTGTGAAGTTCAGCAAGCGTTTCACGACCAAATGGAGTCAGTGCTCCTTGTTCCACATCCATCATGGCTCTGTAGAAAATGATGGCGCGTTCTGTGCCAGACTCGATGCCAAAACGTTCTATCATCGCGCCCTCAATGTTGTTTGCCATAGCGAGGCGCTCTGCTACTGGATACAGCGGCATGGCGACGATGCCGTTGGAATAAACAGCCACTTCGGAAGGATTGCCAGTATCATCAATGATGCTGACAGTGCCGTTTTCCTCTCTCATTTCCAGCATGAATACTGTTGCGATCAGCCATCTCCACATAATGACGTTATGCTGTGATGTGTAATCGAAATATCCCTGGTTGCCGCCATCGGCAATAGCGAGATGTATTGACATACCTTCATCTGGTTTATCGTCATAATCCCCGGCATCCAGACGATTTACGGCATCAATATATGAGACGGCCTCAACGCGTTCTGTCATGCCATCGTTGCTGCGGTACATGATGTTTACGCCGTCAGGCGTTGCTTCTGCATGGAAAGTTAAGAAATTATTCATGTTTCGCCTCGCCTGAATGATTCTGTAACTCATATTTGCCCAACAATTCGTCCGCTTCCTGAATAGCTTCTGGTACGCCATTGAGCAGTGACATAACCGCGCCAATCATTAACTTGTCTCTGTTGCTGGGGCTGGCCCCTTCAAGCCAGAACCCTAAAACAGTCTGAACCTGTTCGATGCGACATTGCGCTTCAATGAGCTGGATGTTGGTCATTTCGCACTCTCCACATCGATTAAACCGATATCTATCAGGGAGGTAACTTTTTGTAGCCAGCTATTGATTACTGTCGCCTGTTCCCCTCCCACCGAGGGAACAATCTCATTCATCACATGAACCAGACCTGTGCGCGCTCTGGTAAGCCGTTCAGTCGCGCAATCTGCGGGAGTGAATGAGTCTGGATATGGCTCTTCACGCCCCAGCAATGATTCAATTTCCAGCTCACACGGATGACGATAAATTAAGTTGATATTCATTTTTCACCCCCAAGAATTACCAGCTCGGCACGGGCATCGTTAACCAAAGATGAGCACGCTTTAATCGCATCCACGACATCAGCAGCGTCCATTTCTTCAGCCGAAAGACTGACAGCAACCAGGACAGCCGCTGCTTGCTCGATTAATTGAAGTGCGGACGTAAGGCGAGGGGTATTAATTGAGTTATTCATTGGTTGCCCCCGTTTTTCCTGGCATTTCGCCACCTTCCAGCAGGAAATGAACGTCACGAACGGCGAGATCCAATATCGCGAGTAACGCCTTCAGCCTTTCGTCTCGTGAGGGAGAGTTGCTCACCAGAATGTCGTTAATCACTTCTGTCAGTGTGATGATCTGGCTTGTGCGTTCGAGGGGATCCATATGCACATCGTAGGTTTTAATCATGTGCCACCTCCATGCGGATACGACCAGCAAAAAAGCAGACGTGATCGCGCACCAGAGAACGGCGAGCATCGCGTTCAGACTCGGCAGCAATATGATGAATTTTGGCGGTAATTGTCGGGCAATCGCGGCGAACTGCGGCGATAATCCAGATAAATTGCGGTTTTTGGGTAGGGGTAGTAGCCAGCATGTGGCAGCCTCCTTCAGATAGCAGGTTACGCTACCACCGGAAACGCCAATTTCGCTGGTGGTAGCCCAGACAGGGTTGGCGTAACCGGCTCTGAAGGATACCGGCGCTTCCGAAGAAGCCCCCGCCTGAGCCACCATTGATTGACAAAGGCGCTGGATTATACACCAACGCCCAAAAAATGGGTGAGTCAGACCTACGACATAAAAAAAGACGCTCGGCGCGTCGGTAATGACTCCAACTTATTGATAGTGTTTTATGTTCAGATAATGCCCGATGACTTTGTCATGCAGCTCCACCGATTTTGAGAACGACAGC